CGGCCGGACGGTGAGCTGGACTTCACCAGCGGGCCGCTGAAGCGCCTGGCCGAGCTGGAGGCGCTGCGCAGCGTACTGGTCCGGGAACGGCGCGCCACGGCGGTGCTGCCGTTACATGGAATAGAACACAAGATTCGGCTCAGTTTTGAGCTTGAACAGGAAACCGGGAGTAGTGACGGGGCTGGTTCGCCCCCCAGAGCGAAAGCGGCGGACATACTTTGACATCCGAGGAAAAACCGCTGGTTTTGCCCCGGATGGCGAAGCATATCCCGCGGAAATTCCCGTGCTCCTGTACGGCGGCGCCCAGACCCCGTTTAATCGCGCCGCAGAGCCGTTTAATTTCGTTTAAGAAACGCGGGCGGCAAAACTGCCCGCGCACAAACACACGCGAAAACAGGCCCGTTTCTGCGGGTGCTTAAGCGCCGGTCCCGGCGCCCTGATTTTTTACCGAAAGGAGTCCGCTGCATGAGGAGCAAAAACGCAACGATCCGCGAACTGCTGGCGGACATCCGCACGGCAGCGCAGCAGGAACAGTATAACCCTGCTGAGGATTTGAAGACCCTGCAAACACAGTACAAACGGCTGTCAAAGCGGGAATTTTCCCAGCTGCTTGACGCCACGGCGGAGAAGTACGCCGCCGGCGAGTGGTCGGCCATCCATGCGGCGCTGGTGGAGAAGGCCCGCGCCGGGGATGTGGAGGCCATCAGGATGTACCGCGAGATGCAGCAGAGCGGCGGCAGCGACAAGGTGGTGATCGTGGATGACCTCTAAGGACACGCAGACGATCCGCCTAAAGGACGTGATCGGCCCGGCGTTTTACGAAACCCACCGGCAGATCAACAAGGGCCTCATCGATGAGGCAGTCGAAAAAGGTGGACGTGCCAGCCTGAAAAGCTCCTATGTGAGCGTGGAGGTGATCCTGCAACTGCTCCGTCACCCGGACTGCCACGCGCTGGTCTGCCGCCAGGTGGCCGACACGCTGCGGGACAGCGTGTACGCGCAGATCCTGTGGGCCATCGACAAGCTGGGGCTGACAAGCGAATTCAAGTGTACCCAAAGCCCTCTGCAATGCACCTACCTGCCCACCGGGCAACGCATTTTGTTCCGCGGCCTGGACGACACGCAGAAGATCAAGTCCATCAAGCTGCCGTTCGGCTACATCGGTGTGCTGTGGTTTGAGGAAGCGGACCAGATCAAGGGCGGCGAGGACGCGGTGCGAAACGTCCAGCAGTCCGCGCTGCGCGGCGGCGAATTCGGCCTGACCTTTATCAGCTTCAACCCGCCCGCTGCCGCGCGGAACTGGGCCAACAAATACGCGCTGGCCCAGCGCCCCGGCAAGCGGGTCCACCACAGCAGCTACCTGGAGGCCCCGCCCGAATGGCTGGGGCCTAAATTTCTGGCCCAGGCCGAGTACATCAAAGAGACCAGGCCCACCAAGTACCGCCATGAGTACCTGGGCGAGGCTGTGGGCAACGGCACCCAGGTTTTTGACAACATCCGACTGGAGGAGCTGAGTAACAAGCGTATCCGCAGCTTCGGGGATGCGCTGAATGGCGTGGACTGGGGCTGGTACCCGGACCCCTGGGCGTTCAACCGCTGCTGGTATGATGCCGGACGGCGAACGCTGTACATCTTTGATGAACTGACCAGGCTGAAAATCAACAACCAGGAGACCGCCAGGCTGGTGCTGGGGCGGATCGAACGCTGGGAGACAGTGACCGCCGACAGCGCCGAGATGAAGAGCTGCGGCGACTATCGAGACGCCGGTATCCGCTGCCGCGAGGCGGTCAAGGGTCCCGGCAGCGTGCGGGAATCCATGAAATGGCTGCAGGGCCTGACGGCTATCGTCATCGACCCCAAGCGATGCCCCGACACCGCCAAGGAATTCACCGAATATGAATACGAGACCGGAAAGGACGGCGAGGTGCTGCCTGGATATGTGGACGCCGACAACCACCACATCGACGCAGTGCGCTACGCCACCAACCGGCTGTGGCTGAGGAGGGGCACCTGATGAAGCTAAAGCACTGGTTTATCGAGACGTTCCTGGCGCCGTTTGCCCAGGCGGCATTGAGAGAGGAGAACCGGGAATTGCGGGAGGAGCTGGCACAGCTGCAGATTCAGCTGTGCCGCCGCACAGACCCGTTTCTCTGGATGGAGCATGAGCACGGCGAAGATCTGTGACGCGGGAGTGGGTACCATGAATCAATTCAAAAAGTGGCTGGTGGAGAACTTCCTCCCGCGGTATGCGAAGGAAAGCCTGATCGAAGAAAATGACCGGCTGAGGCAGGAATTGCAGGAGGCCCGGCGACAAGCTGATGAGATTCAGCAGTATGCAGCCGGGATGGAGTACGCCCTGCGCCACATGCCGGGTGTGGTGGTGCACAACCATGAAAGTAAAAATCGCGATCCCTGATTGCAGGGGCTGTCCCTGGCAAAACGGCAGCGACATTTGTCTGCTGCCGCGGTGTTTCAGGCGCTTGATGGAAGAAATGAAGATCGGAGGTGAGAGCGATGGGCGCGTTTCTGCGGGCGCTGGCCAACAGCGGCGCGAGTAATATCCAGGAAGCCCTGGGGCTGCCGGACATTACCAGTACAGAGATGCAGGACGCCATTGATACATGGTTTGCGGACTGGTTCGCCCGTGCCCCGTCCAAGGAGCTGGGTGAGGACCCCTGCCAGCGCCTGCCCTATGCCATCGTGAACAAGCTGTGCAAGGCGACCTTTGCCGAGTATGACAGTGGCCTACACGATACCGAGACGCCCAAACTGCAATGGATGGACGGCGTCCGCACCGCCTGCGATAAGGTCCGGCGGCTGGCCATGCAGTGGGCCATGGTGGGCGGTGAGGCATTTTTGAAGCCCGTCATCCTGCAAAACGGCGGACTGAGCTGGCAGGTGATCCGGCGGGATCACTGGAGCGTGCTGGGCAAGCTGCCGGACGGGCAGATCACCGACATGGCGACCTGCGAAAAATCGGTCATTGCCGACCGGGAGTATTACACGCTGGTGGAGCGGCGCACGGCGGGGCCGGACGGCCGCCTGACCGTCCGCAACCGGCTGTATCTGTCCAGCAGCGCCAACACGCTGGGGCATCGGGTGCCGCTGCAGAGCCTGGCGCAGTATGAGAATCTGCAGCCCGAATACACCTACGTCACTCCCATCGATGGCGTGGGGCTCGTACATATTAAAATGCCCTTTGCCAATACGGTGGATGGTTCCACCGACGGCGTGTCTGTCTATGACCCGGCGCTGGGCCTGATCCACAACATCAACGCGAACGAATACCAGCTCGACCGGGAGTTTGAGCTGGGGCGGATGCGGATCGCGGTCAGCGCGGATCTGCTGCAGACAACGGGCGCAGACGGCTTGCACTGCAAACGGCTGCGGGATGACCTGTTTGTTGGCCTGGACGGGAGTGAAGCGAACCTTGGCGTCACAGCGTTCGCGCCCTCCCTGCGCCATGAAAGCTACGAGACACGCCGCCAGGGGTACCTGAAGGCCGTGGAAAACCTGCTGGGGATCAAGCGCGGCATTTTAAGCGACGCCGAGGCCGTGAGCAAGACGGCGACCGAGATCAATTCCAGCGCCGGGGATTACAGCCTCAGCATCATCGACTTCCAGACCTTGTGGTACGACGCGTTACAGGATGCGCTGCGCCTGGCCGACCAGATCGGCCGCGCTTACAATCTGTGCGGCAGTGAAGCCTGGGACCCGGAGATGCTGACCGTGACCTGGGGCAACGGCGTCTTGTATGACGCTGACGCGGAATGGACCGAGCGCAAAGAGATGGTGCAGATGGGCCTGCTGAAGCCGGAGCTGGCGCTGGCTTGGAAATATGACCTGCCCGCCGAGACTGAGGCCGACCTGGCCTTCATCCGGCAGAAATATATGCCGGAGCTGGCGGATCTGGAAAGGTAAGGTGCAGCCATGTGTGACGGACTCGTTATTGACCTGACCGGCGTATCGTTCCAGGAACATGCGCCGGTCAATTACCGGGAGGAACTCAATATCACTACGGGCGTCATCCGTGCAAAGGTGGTGGATACCAATGACCAGCGCCCAACGCGACGGGCTGAAGGACGCCGTTCTCGCCCTGACCGAGCCCATGATCGACGACCTGGTCAAAGACATCAGCCGCCGTATCAAGGGCGCCGGCGCCATCACCGAGACCGCTGAATATCAGATCTACCGCGCCCAGGCATTGGGCGCCAGCAAAAAAGAGGTCGAACGGCGGGTCGCGGAGCAGCTGAAGCTGCAGGAGGAAGTTATCAGCAGCCTGTTTGAGTATGTCCTGGACAAAAGCCTGGCGTATGAGGATAACGGCAGCCTGCAGCAGATGGCCGACGCCTATGCCGAGATGACCAAGAGCAAAACGGCTGAGATGCTGCAGAACCTGTGGGGAACGGCACCGGACGGCCAGGTGCTTCCGCTGCAGGATGCATACGCCAGGGCGCTGGATTTTGCCTTCCGGGAGACGGCGACGGGCGTGCTGGACATGGAAACGGCGATCCGCCGTGCCGTGATGCCGCTGGCCAAGCGCGGCCTGCGCACCATAGAGCAGAAATCCGGCCGGAGCATCGGCATTGAGTACGCCTGCCGGCGGTACATCATGGACCAGCTTGGCGCGCTGGACGATGAAGTCCAGAAAGCCAACCATGACAGGCTGGGGTGTGACGGCTGGGAGATCAGCGCCCACGCGGCCTGCGCGCCAGACCATGAGCCGATCCAGGGCCGCCAGTACAGTGATGCGGAGTATGAGCAACTGAACAACAGCCTGCAACGGCGTATCGGGCACCTGAACTGCGGCCATACGGCCAGCCCAATTATTCTGGGCGTGAACGCGCCGCAGTACACCGAGGCTGAGCTGAAGCAGTTTGCCGAGGACAATGAGAGGGGTATCACCTACAACGGCAAGCATTACACGCTGTACCAGGCCGGGCAGGAGCAGGCCACCATGGAAAACGCCATCCGCAACCTGCGCCGGCAGATTTTGGCCGATGAAGAGACCAAAAGCCCAGACCTGCAAAAGCACCAGATCCGGCTGCGGGTGCTGCAGAGCGAGTACACCAAATTCTGCAAGGCGGCGAATCTGCCGACCCGAAACGAGCGGCTGCAGGTGGCCGGTTTCGGCCGCAGTCAGGCCAGCAAGGCTGTGTGGACGTACCGGCGCAGCAAGGTGTCAGACGTACAGATCCAGGGGCATACGCTGTACAGCGTCACGGAGGAGCGGATCAACGCAGTCCCCGCCCCGTCTTTCCGTGGACTGACCAATAAGGCCAACGGAAAGGCCCAGGGATATGCGCGTGAACTGCTGCGTAAAGTCCAGAATAAGGCTCTGGGTACGGAGGCCATTGTGGACTTTACGGCAGACGGTTATGTGCGGTACAGCGTTGGGGCAAGCGGGAAAATGCAGGTGGCATCCCCGGAGCTTTCGGTGCCCTACTACTCTTTACATAACCACGCCAGCAATGATATACTGAGTCCAGAGGATGTCCAGCGGCTTATCAAGTACCCGAACATGAAAGGCGTTGGGGCCGTGGGACACGCCGGTGCCTTGTATACCTGTGAGAAGGTGTACGGGTATAACTTGGAACGGGCACGCAATTGGTTCAAATCACTTAAGCAAAAATACCCGCTGTACAAGGGAAACACTGATGATTTGGAAGAGGCTTTGGCCCAGCGTGTTGCGTTTGCCGAGGAACTGCGAAGGGACGGTGTGAAGTATGGGCTCATATTTTCAGGATAATCCGCCAACGGCGGAAGAACTTGCCGAGTGGCGGAAAGACCTTGCCGCTGCGTGGCCTTATACAGAGGACGACCCGGAACCGTTGTATTTTGACTGGATTCCCGATCCCGCCCGCAGTGATGCGACCGATGCCATGTATTTGCTGAAAGCATCTGGCAACTGGACCGAGGCGGACGAGCGGATCGCTTTTGATCCCAGCAAACCGCCGCCCAGGCCGCTGGAGGAGCTGGAGGCGGAACACGATGCCCGTATCAAACGCTGGCTGGAAGGCGCAAAGCCTTTGTAAAGCGTTTTCAAGACAGTAAATTACCAGTCGTGAGATGCTGAACTTTATGATTTTATAGAGGGGCTGTTCAAATGACAAAAGAAGAAGCTATGCAGACAACAGATGACAAAATGTTGTTTGAAGCAATGAAAGCCGACCCTGCACTTCTTCAGGATAGCGAAGTGCGCAGCCATTTTAATAAAATCACTTATGAAAATTTCGTGGCATCCATCGAGAAATCCGGCCAAAAGTATGACCCCGATATCCACTACGACTTCCGAAAAAAGGACCCGTAAACACGTTTCAAACACCGTTTGCACCGCATTTAAGCGGTGCTTTTTTGATGCCTAGATTTCCCCTCAGGAGGCCATGACCATGATATTTCGCCCGCATCCGCCGCCCCGGCCGGTAAAGCGACGCCGGCACCGGCCCCGCGACAAACTGAATCACCGGAACCCCCGCCCCTCTTATGAAGGGGCGTTTGTTGTATCCGAAACCAACACACAACCACAAGGAGGAGCTTATGCTCGAATGGCTGAAAGACATCCTCGGCGATGGCTACACCGAGGAGATTGACAAACAGGTCAGCAATGAGATCGGCAAGGCGTATGCGCCGCGCGCCGACCTCGACAGCGCGAACGAGGCCAAGGCGGCCGCTGAAGCGCAGCTGGCCGATGCCAACAAGACCATCGCCGGCTACAAGGATATGGACATCGACGCGATCCGCCAGTCCGCCGCCGACTGGCAGACCAAGGCGGAGCAGGCGCAGAAGGATGCCGATGCCCGCGTGGCCGCCGTGCAGTTTGACGCGCGGCTGGACGGCGCCATCGGCAAGCGGCGCGGCCGCAGCCCCAAGGCCATCAAGGCGCTGCTGGATATGGACGCCCTGCGCGGCAGCAAGAACCAGGACCAGGACATCGACGCCGCCCTGGATGCGCTGCAGAAGGACAGCGGGTATCTGTTTGAGCCGGTGGAGACCCCGCCGCCCTATGCGGCCGGGACAGGCACCGCTGCTGTCCGCCAGACCACCAACCGCGATGTGGCCATGCGCCGTGCGATGGGCCTGCCTGACAAGGCGGCCGATCAGAAATAAGGAGGAAAAAACCTATGGCAAATGCAATCGAACTGGCAAAGAGCTATGTGCCGCTGCTGGATGAGGTCTATGCCCGCGAGGTGCTGACTAGCGACCTGGACGGCGCGCCGGAGCTGGTGCAGCAGGGCGCCAACGCCAACGAGCTGATCATCCCCATGATGGACATGCAGGGCCTGGCCGACTACAGCCGTAACAGCGGCTATGTGCAGGGCGATGTGACCCTGAAAAACGAGACAGTCAAGTGCAACTTCGACCGCGGCCGCATGTTCTGGGTCGATTCCATGGACGACCTGGAGACGGCGGGCATCGCCTTCGGCCGCCTGGCGGCGGAGTTCATCCGCACGAAGGTCGGCCCGGAGATCGACGCCTTCCGGTTTGCGACCTACTGCTCCAAGACCGGCATCGGCAAGAAGGAGGAGACCCTGGCCGATGGCGCGGCCGTGGTTGCTGCGCTGCGCGCCGCCACCACCGCCATGGATGAGGATGAGGTCTCGGAAGGCGACCGGTACCTGTACATCACGCCTACGCTGTACGGCATGATCTCGGACCTGGACACCACCAAGAGCCGCGAGATCCTGACCGGCTTCGCAAAAATCGTCAAGGTGCCGCAGAAGCGGTTCCATACGGCCATCGACCAGCTCTCCGGCGGCACCGGCGAGGAAGCTGGCGGTTACAAGAAGGCGGACGGTGCGTCCGACCTGAACTTCGTCATCGTGCACAAGCCCGCTGTCATCCAGTACCACAAGCACGCCGCGCCCAAGATCGTGACCCCGGATGCCAACCAGGACGGCGACGCCTACAAGTACGGCTACCGCCTGGTCAGCATCGCGGACCTCTACGCCAACAAGCTGGCCGGCGTGTACGCCAGCTACAAACCCGTGGCAGGAGGCTGATCCGGATGAAACGTGTAGGCTTTATCCCTGATCCGACACCCCTGGCTACGGTTCCCGCTGGCGCCAGCCAGGAAGGCCGGCCGCAGGCTGGCACCGTGGATGCGGACATCAGCACCATCGCAGAGCCGGACGCCGAACCCGCTGCCACGGCCGAAAGCGAACCCGCTGCCGAGCCTGACAAAAAGCCGGCCGGCAGGAAGCCCCGCCGCAAGGCGGATGAGGGCTGACGCATGACGAACTACAGCTTTTATACCGTCGAGTATGGCGGATCTTCGATCCCGCAGGACGCCTGGACAGATGTACAGCGGGACGCCGGCACCAAGGTTGCGCGGTATGAGCGGATCTACACGGTGACCTGGATCGAGCCGAGCAGCCGGGACATGGCGGTGTGCGCGATCGCCGACGCCATGTACGCTTTCGAGCGTCTGCAGGCCGAGGGCGGCGCGATCCAGAGCGCCAGCGTGGGCAGTGTGAGCGAGAGCCGGGCCGCGGTGAGCGCCCCGGATACGTCGCCCGCGGCGCAGGAACAGGAGTTTTACCGCTGCCTGTGCCTGTATGCCGATGTGTACAGGGGGTGCGGCTGAATGCTGAGATATCATGCAACGGGGCCGCCTCTGACGTACCCGCACTGCGACAGGACCGTGACGGTGTACCATACAGTGTTAAACCCGTTTTCCTGCCGCCGGACTGTGCTGCAGGGCGTGTACTACGAAACGCGCCGCAGCAAGACCGTGAACGAGGACGGCGCCAGGCGCAGCAGCGAGTATCTGCTGATCATCCCGCAGAAAACGGCGGCGCGGGTCATGCCCGGCGAAGCCGACGACGTGGCTGGCACTTATGTGCTGATGGCAGGCGACCGCGTGGTTGCCGGCGTCGGGCCGGAAATCGCCACGCGGGAGGAGTGGAGCAAGCTCCTGCCGAACGTCTATGACGTTGTCACCGTCAACTGGGTGGAACAGAAGTTCTGGCACGGGGAGCCGTGTCACGTGGAGGCGGGGGCCTGAGATGGACGTTGACGTGAAAATCAAGTTGCCCACAGGAAAGCAAATCATCGACCAGCTGGGACTGGGCGAAAAAGGTGAAGCGCAGATGTTCCACACGGCCAACGTGCTGCGCCGTATCCAGCGGTACATGCCATACCGAAGCGGCGCCACCATCAAGCTAACCATTGCGCAGACTGATATTCGTGTCCCGGAGATCGTAACGCAGGCCCCGCATGCGGTGTATATCTACAAAGGGTTGTCCCGCAGCGGGAACCCGCTGAACTACACCCGCACCAAGAACCCCATGGCAGGGCCATACTGGGATGAGACGGTCGTTGCTTTCGAAGGGGCGGCCATGACCGCCGACCTGCAGCGATATTTGGACAGGAGGGCAAAATAATGCAGGATACCGAAACCAGAACGGACCTTCAGCGCCTGATCGACTGGCTGAAGACCTACACGGGGTATAACATCCTGGGCAATTTCCAGGTGGACTACACCGACCAGATCCCCTCCAACGGCGCTGTGTTCCCGCAGGGTCTGCAGGAGGTAGAGCGAACTGAGACCATCCTGGGTGATGTCACGCTGACCAACCAGTACAATTTTGGCCTGTACTTCACCTTCGAAAAATCTGCGGAGGATGATGTGGCGGCCAAGATCAACGCCGATTGGCTGATGGGCTTTCAGCGTTGGGTGCAGGAGCAGAATGCCCGCAGGCTCGTACCGAATTTCGGCAACACCCAGACGTCGGCGCGGGCCAGTGCCCAGAACGGGCAGTTGTTCAGCGTTGATGGCTGCGGCACGGCGATCTACATGGTAACGCTCTCGGTCACGTTTGAGCAGTTTTATCCCGATGAATTCAAGTGAAGAAATGAGGTGAAAGCCAATGGCAAAGATCGAACGCAAATACATGGCGCATTTTCTGAACGCGAGTTTCGGCCAGGCGGCTGGAACGGCTTCGTATGAGCGTCTCGGCCAGGACCTGGAAGAGTACAGCGCCGAGATGAACGCCCAGGTCGATACCACCAACAACATCCTCGGCCAGAAGAGCATCAAGATCTCCAGCTACGACAAGTCCGGCTCGGTGGAGCCGTACTACGCCGACAAGGACAGCCCGCTGTTTGAGAAATTGCAGGAGATCATCGACGGCGACCTGCTGCTGGATGACCTGAAGACCGACATTGTGGAAGTCCACCTGTGGGAAACAGAACAGTCCGGGGCCTTCCCCGCGGTGAAGGAAGAGTGCTACATCGAGATCACCAGCTACGGCGGCGATACGACCGGCTACCAGATCCCCTTCAACGTGCACTACACCGGTGTGAAGACCAAGGGGACCTTCAACGTGCAGACCAAGACGTTCACCGCTGCGGATTCCGGCGGCGGCAGCTGACCCGGATTTGATCCAGTTATGACAAGATGCGCCTTTGCGGTAAGCAGGGGCGCATTTGTGATGCCTGGATCAGGCATTATCACTCTGAACAGGGAGGAAATATCCATGGTCAAACTGAACATTGATACCGGCGTAGAGGAATTCGAGATCAACGGCGGCGAGGCGGCCGGGGGCGGCGTTTTGCGTTTCAACCCGTCCGACCCGAACGTGTATAACCGCTTTTTTGAGGCGCGGGACCGCCTGATCGAGATGGATCAGGAAATCGGTGAGCGCCAGCAGGCGCTGCGTGATGAGACGGCAAGCGATGAGGATAAGGCCGCGGCATTCCTGAAGGTGCTGCGGGAATATGACGTCAAAATCAAATCGCTGCTGTCCGAGGTGTTCGGCCCGGAAAACGATTTTGACCGCATTCTGGGCGGGGTGAACCTGGCGGCGGCCGCCACCAATGGCGAGCGGGTCGTGACGAACCTGCTGGCGGCGCTGACCCCCATCATCGAAGCCGGCGCCAAGCGCGGCATTGAAGATAAGGCCAGCAGCGCCGTTGCCAAGGCGGCTGCCAACCGCGCCCAGCGCCGTGCGGCAGCCAAGGCTGCGAAGTGAACGGCTGGGATCTGCCGGAAGTGGTGACGGTGGACGGGACGCCGTACCGTGTGAACACCGACTTCCGGGATGTGCTGGATATCATCGACCACCTGACCGACCCGAATGACAGCGAGATGGAGCGGTGGTACATCGCCATGGCGCTGTTCTATGAAGATTTTGCCAGTATACCGGAAGGCGACTACAGCGAAGCGATGACAAAACTGGCGGAGTTCATCGAAGGCGGGCAGCTGCCGCCCCAGAATCGGAAACCGCCGCGCCGGCTGATGGATTGGCAGCAGGATGCCTCGATGATCGCGTCCGGGGTCAACAAGGTGGCCGGGTGCGACGTGCGCAGCCTGCCGTACCTGCACTGGTTCACTTTCCTGGGCTATTTTTCCGCCGTTGGGGAGGGACCGCTCTCGACTGTGGTCAGCATCCGAAATAAGCTGCAGAATCACAAACCGCTGGATAAGTGGGAACGGGAATATTACCGCGACCACAGATCCGAGGTCGATCTGCGGGAGCGGCTGAGCGACGCCGAACTGGCCGAAAAACGGCGGCTGGAGGAGCTGCTCGACGGCCGGAAATAAACACTGTATAAGCACTGATTAAGCACTGCATAAAGGGGTGATGAATTTGTCTGTAAGCGGAAGCGTGCGCATCAATACCCGGCTGGACAACAGCCAGCTGATGAAGGATTGCCGCGCTTTGAAAACTGTGGTGACCGAAGTGGCCAACGCAGTCAAACGCGCCTTCCATGGCCGGGAGATCCAGGCTTTGGAACAGCAGATGGAAGCCACCCGCGAAGCAATGTCCCCTATTGTGCAGGAGCTGACCGAGATTGAGAACCGTGCGTCTGCAGCCGGGAAAAATTCTGCGCGGGATTTCCAGAAAGCGCAGGCCGAGGCCGGCAAGCTGCAGCAGCAGTATGACGCCCTGCTGAACAAGATCTCCGAGTATGAGGCAAAGGCACGCGCTCCCTTTGATGCGCAGCTCGTGACCTACAAGCCGACCCAGACGGACCTGGCAAACAATGCTGCGGTTGAGCAGCAGTATGCGGCCGCTATGGCCAGTGACCAGGTCTATCAGAAGATGATCGCCGACGCGGAGCAGCTGCGCGCCAAACAGTACCAGGTCAACCAGACGGTACAGCAGATGAAGCAGGCTGCGGATGACGCTGGCGGCACCAGCAGCGCCAGATATACGGAGCTGCAGGGCGAACTGGAGGCACTGCGCGGCCGGACACAGGACTTGAATGATCAGCTGCGCAATCTGGGTGTGACCGGGAACAACACCGGCGGCATGATCGCTGCGGCAATCGGAGGCGCGGCGTCCAGAGCGTTCTCCACTCTGCAGAAGGGCGCCAGGTCTGTGCTGAAGACCTTCGGAACACTGGTCAAGTCGGGGATCGGCAAGATCACCAGCAGCCTGGCACAGAGCGGTAAAGGCTTACAGACCTTCCTGAACCGCCTGGGAAGCATTGCGGCCGGGGCACTGGTATTCAATGTGATCAGTGCCGGTCTGCGTAACATGACCAATTACATGGGGCAGGCGCTGCTGTCTTCGGCATCGCTCCGCACCGCGCTCGGAAACCTGAGCGGCGCAGCGCAGACCGCTGCAGCCCCGCTGATCCAGGTCCTGACCCCGGCGCTGACGGCGCTGGCCAGCGCGGCGGCAACCGTGTTCGGTTACATTGCGCAGCTGGTTTCTTTCCTGACCGGCACAACGGTTTCTGCCGCATCGGATGCGGCTGCCGGTGTCGCCGGCGTGGGCAGCGCCGCGGAAGAAACCGCCCAGCAGGTCAAGGATGCAAGCAAGAGCCTTGCCGGTTTTGATGAGTTGGAACGGCTGAGCGAACCGCAGCAGGATACCGGCTCCGGCGGCGGGGGCGGTGCCGGAGCCAGCCAGATCGTGCCGAACTATGATTTCCAGGGGAAAAGCCCGTTCCTTGACAGCATCCTGGATGCCATCAAGGCCGGCGATTGGTATCAGGTGGGCGAGCTGGTGGCGCAGAAGCTCAACGAGGGCATGGCGGCCATCGACTGGGGGCCGATCGACGCCACCGCGATCCGGTGGGCCACCAACCTGTACAATGGGCTGAACGGTGCTGTGCAGAACCTGGACTGGGGGCTGCTGGGCAGCACAATAGGTAATGGACTGAATACCGTCCTGCACTTCATCGATACATTTTTCCAGGGCTTTGACTGGGTGACTCTTGGAGCGGGCATTGGTACGGGGCTGAACGGCCTGTTTGCAACCATCGACTGGGCGGCTCTCGGCCGGGTCCTGAGCGACAAGTTTATGGCCCTTCTGCAGACGCTGCACGGATTTGTGCAGACGTTTGACTGGGCCGCCTTGGGGCTGGATGTGGCAGCCATGCTCAGCGCGGCGCTTGCCAATATCGACTGGGTGCAGGCCGCAGGCGACCTGGGAACGCTTGCCATCGGGATTTTGACGGCCATCAATACCGCCCTTTCTCAGGCTGACTGGAGTTCGGTGGGCCAGACCATTATGGGAATGTTCGCGGCCATTGACTGGCTGGGGCTGATCCAGCAGCTTGTCGAGCTGCTGGCCAACACCTGGCCTCTTGTCCTGACCGCGGTTCTGATCCCGGCACTGAGCGCCTGGATCACGGGAACGCTGCTGCCTGCCATCGGCGCGTGGATCACAGAGGTCGCAATCCCTGCCATTTTAGGATGGCTGGGCAGCATTGTTGCCTCTATTGTTTCTACCATCGGCCTCTGGCCTGCCCTCCTAATTGCGGCAATTGTTGCGCTATTCGCCGCTTTGGTTGCGGTCATCGTTTCTAACTGGGAGGACATCTGCGACTGGTTCTCCGGAAAATGGGATGATTTTGTTGCCGGATGGAACGACTTCTGGGACAGTGTGGCTTTCTGTGCGCAGGAATGGTGGAAGAGCGTTACAACAGAGTGGACAAACTTCTGGAACGGGATCGTTGATAAATTCAACGCTTTGAAATCGGGTCTGAGCCAGGCATGGGACGCCTTTTGGACTGGTCTGAGTGATCGGGTCGGGGATATCTGGAACGGTATCGTCAACACGGTAAAAGGTGCTGTCAATTCGCTGATCGGCTTCATCAATGGTATGATCTCTGCCGTTGTGGGCGGCCTGAACAGCGCCATCGATGCGCTGAATTCACTGTCGGTGGATATCCCGGACTGGGTGCCGGTTGTGGGTGGCAATCGCCTGGGATTCAGCATCGGGCACGTCACTGCGCCGCAGATTCCCTACCTGGCGCAGGGCGCGGTTATTCCGGCGAACCGGGAGTTCCTGGCTGTACTGGGTGACCAGAGCCACGGCACCAACGTAGAAGCTCCGCTGGACACCATCAAGCAGGCTGTGGCCGAAGTCATGGAAGATTTGCAGGCAGGCCAGATGGCGGGCTTTGAAGCCGTGGTTTCCGTGCTGCGGGAGATCCTCTCCGCCGTGTACGGCATCGAGCTGACCGACGAGGACGTAGGCCGCGCCGTACAGCGCTGGCAGCACAAACAGCTGATTGCCACGGGAGGTGTGTAACGTGACCCTGACCAATCTGTTCCAGATCGATGGCAAATCCCTGTACGCACCGGACTGCGACATTGAACCGAGCTATTCCGACCTGGATTCCAGCGATTCCGGCCGCGACGAAGCCGGGTACATGCACCGCGAAGTGGTGCGGGAAAAGGTTGCTACCTGGCCCATTGCCTACAGCTGCCTGACGGATGACGAGTACAAGTACACCATCGGGTTATTCGCTGGCAAGGCAACCTTCCAGTTCACCCACCCAAAAGCCGGATCTTCCACCGAGACCGAAACCACCACCTGCTACTGCAGCAAATACGGCATCGCCTGGCATAACGCCAAGACGAAACAATGGAAGAACCTTAAATTTAACATTATTGAATGCTGATTGGAGGTGAAGCATGTACTACCCCGTTTTGCTGCTGTCAAATGGCACTGAGCTGAAAGGCGGAGAGGCTGGCAGCACCATCAAAGCCCTTACCCTGCACACTGCGGTAAATTCCGGGCAGGAATTTACCATCGGCTCTGCGTTTTCGGACTACATTGAAGCCGAGATCTGGGCAGACCCGGGCGGCAGCCTGCAAATTACTGCCGGGGATGCCCTGACCTATTACCGGCAGGACGATGCCGGGAACCGCACCAAGGTGGGCGTTTTCTATGCTGAAAAGCCCACCCGCACCAAGCGCAACAGCTACAAGGTCACGGCCTACGACACCATGTCCAAGCTGGATGCGGACTTCTCCGGCTGGCTGCACGCCAATCAGGCACAGTTCCCCAAAACTATCTGGCAGCTGGCCTGCCAGCGGGCAGGGGTTACGCTGGCCAGCAGCAGCCTGCCCATCAATGGCAGCTACAGCGTGCAGGCGTTCTACGCGGACGACCTGACCTGCCGACAGATCATCTCCTGGGCGGCGGAAGCGGCAGGCTGCTACGCCCACATGAATGCAGACGGCAAGCTGCAATTCTTGACCTACACAGACAAGCGCAGCACAGTTAAAATCACCCCGGACGGTGCCAGCAACAGCACCGCCTATTATGCTGACAGCTTGAGCTACGAGGACTACACCGTCAAGGCCATTGAGAAAGTCCAGATCCGGCAGTCGGACAGTGACGTGGGGGTCATTTACCCGGACAGCACCACCGCTACCAACACTTACGCAGTGCAGGGCAATCTGCTGCTGACAACCGGCACCGAAGCCAACCTGAAAAGCGTTGTCCAAAACCTGTACACCGTGCTGAAAAACGTGACCTACACCCCCTGCAAAGTATCGGTGCCCAGCAGTTCCGGCCTTGCCTGCGGGCAGATCG